GGTGTACGGCGGCGAGGAAAAAGATGATCCGACCAAGCAGATAGTGATCACGACATGGCAGTCAATCTACAAGTTGCCCAAGGATTATTTTGACCAATTCGGTGCGGTATTCGGGGACGAAGCACATCTCTTCAAGGCTGCAAGCCTGACGAGCATCATGACCAAGTTGACGAATTGTCCCTATCGAATCGCCTTGACAGGTACGCTTGACGGAACGCAGACCCACAAATTGGCAATTGAGGGATTGTTCGGGACAGTAAAGCAAGTAACAACGACCAAGGATTTGATGGAGAAGAAACTCCTTTCCAACCTTGAGATTGACTGCATATTGCTGACTTATCCTGACGAGATATGCAAGACCGTGGCAGGAATTCCCTATCAGGAAGAGATCGATTGGATCGTTGGATGTGACGGCAGGAATGCGCTGATTTCCAAACTTGCCTGTGCCACCAAGGGCAACACGCTTGTATTGTTTCAGTTTGTTGAAAAGCACGGTAAACCGCTTTACGAAAGAATCAAGGAAGATGCAGGAAACAGTCGAAAGGTATTTTATGTGTCTGGAGAAACAGAGGGAGAGGTGCGAGAGGAAATACGGCAAATCACCGAGGAAGAGGACAATGCAATCATCGTTGCATCCTATGGCATATTCTCAACGGGAATCAACATCAGTTCTCTTCGCAACATCGTCTTTGCTTCTCCTTCCAAGAGTCGCATCCGCGTGTTGCAGAGCATTGGTCGGCAACTCCGCAAGTCTGATCGCAAGGACAGGGCTAGGTTGTACGACATAGCAGATGATCTTCATTGGAAATCCAAGAAGAATCACACGCTCAAGCACTTCATAGAAAGAGTGAAGATTTACAACGAGGAATCCTTTGACTACAAAATGGTAAAGATTCCGATCAAGGAGGCACTATGACGCAGTTCTCAAAAGATGGCACACCTCCCCTTACGAAGATCGTCCGTCTGCGTAACGGCGAAATGCTCATAGCGACAGTTCAGGTTTTTGGTAACGAATACATCCTCGAACGACCCATGACCGTGGTATCCATGCCCGTTCTGAACAAGGCGGGAAAGGTAGACAGAATAGGAGTCTATCTCAAGGATTGGATTGAATACTCAACAGATACATACTATGCCATTCCAAAGGAACTAGTCCTTGTGGTGGCGGAACCTGACAAAAAGATGTATGCAGATTACATTGAGGCAAAGATTCACAGCGATCTTCAGAAAGCACAGGAAGACCTCAAGGAAGTGATGCAGGAATACATTTCGCAGATGCAGTTTCCTGCGATGCCTATTGACGAAGAGGATGACAAAATCGGAGGAAACGGGTATACTTCCGAACCGTTAACGAGAGAAGAAGACGATGAAGATGAGGGGGAGGATGATGACGAGGATGACGGACTGCCGTGGTGGAACGGAAACCCTCGTGTCCGGTTCTGATGGTTACTAGAAGTAACTATAGAACCTTTCATTTCATACTGGACACCGGTATTTAGGTGGCCCTAGGACAGACAGCCCAAAAATTATTCTGGATTTCAGCACAAACATTATGAGGACGACGAATGAGCAAGAGCAGCCACTACATAGACAATCAAAGATTCTTGGCAGAAATAACCGATCACCGTAAGGCGGTAAACAAGGCAAAGAAGGCAGGGGAAAGACCGCCAGGTGTGACTGATTACATCGGGCAATGCTTCCTTGACATAGCCAATAATCTGGCGAAGAAGCCAAACTTTGCAAATTACAGTTTCAAAGACGAGATGGTGGGGGATGCGGTGGAAAACTGCATCATGTATGCAACCAACTTCGATCCCAAGAAGTCAAAGAACCCGTTTGCTTTCTTTACACAGATCACTTTCTACGCTTTTTTGCGAAGAATACAGAAAGAGAAGAAGCAACTCTACATCAAGTTGAAGTGCTTTGAGGACAATGATCCAACCGGCAAGTTTAGAAATTGGATGGAAGAGGGGAAGGTTAACACAACATCGGAGGAGATAGCCGAGATCATCGGATTGTCAGAAACCGACATGGCTAATTTCAACAAAGAGAAGCAGAGCAAATTAAAAAAGAAGAAGCGCAGACGCAAGACGGGGAAAAACGCAGATAATGCGCTTGACGGATTCATGGACGAGTGATAGACTTGACGCAATGACTAATGAGGACATCATCATTCTGAACGCAAGGATTGCCACCGTTCTCATTGACCGAAACGAGTTGGGTGATCCTGAAAAGAAGAAACTAGTCGTTCTTACAATTGAGCAACTTATCAAGAACTACAAGACAGTCCTTGAGGAGAACGCCGAACTGAAGCGATACGCAACCAAGATGCGTACCAAGGCTCTTGATGACATTGCAAAATTGGACGAGGAAATGGGTCTTTTGTGAAGATCGCCATCATTACCGACACACACTTTGGGGCTAGGTCAGATTCGCCCATATTCCTTCATCATTTCTTCAAGTTCACGGAAGAGGTGTTCATGCCCTACTTGGCGAAGAACAAGATAGACACGGTGCTGCACTTGGGGGACTTGCTTGATCGGCGCAAGTTCATCAACTTCGCCACCTTGAACGAGGTCAGGAAGCGATTCATTCAGCCACTTGTGTCCAATCACAAGGTCTATGCAATCCTTGGCAACCATGATGTCTACTTCAAGAACACGAATCAGGTCAATTCCATGCGAGAATTGTTTCACAACGACTTCGGTGACGGTCTGTTGGAACAACCAAAGATTCTTGAATTTGATGGAGTGAAGATCGCGTTCGTGCCTTGGATCACCAAGGACAATCACGATGAGTGCATGGCATTCATTCAGAAGGCAGCGGAGGAAAAGGTTCCGTTCCTCATGGGACACTTCGAACTGACGGGCTATGAAGTCATGCGTGGCGTGAAGCATGAAGACGGAATGGATCCTGCCATCTTCAAGGACTTTGAGGCAGTCTTCAGCGGACACTTTCATCAGAAGCACAGCCGTGGCAATGTCAATTACCTTGGCACACCGTATCAGATCACATTTGCTGATCTCAACGAGCCAAAGGGATTTCATGTGTTCAACACCGAGGACAGGACGCTTGAATACATGCGCAATCCTCTTACCATCTTCACCCAACTTGTCTACGATGACGAAAAAGATGACTATACCTCCTGCGACTTGGATAAATACAAGCACACCTTCGTTCGCGTGGTAGTTCGCAAGAAAACCAATCCCGTGATGTTTGACACCCTGATCGATAGGCTGACGAACATCGGAGTCTACGGAGCCACGGTGATTGAGGACAAGGAAATGGGAATCACCCTTACGGAACAAGTGGATGTGGCGCAGGACACTTTGTCGATCATCAACAACGAGATTGATCAACTGAAGGTCGCCAATCCCAACAAACTCAAGAACATTCTCAAGGAACTGTACTTGGAATCACTCTATGCTTAAGGAGCATCATAATGTCACTACCAATTAAACTAGTTGGACTTCAGGGCGGCGAACAACTGATTGCACAGATCGTCAACGAGGACTTTGCTAATGGTATCGTCACTCTCAAGAATCCTGCCATCCTCATTCCCGCAGGACAGGGCAAGTTGGCTCTTGTTCCGTGGCTGCCTTATACGGATGCGGAAAACGGGATCACCACTCGCGGCGTGAACTTCATCATTGCCCCGCAGGAATCGCTGCTCAACGAGTACAACACGGGATTCGTGTCGGGTCTTGTTGTTCCGTCAAAGTCTGTTCAGCCAGCCCCCGCAGGACTGAAACTCGTCACCGAGTGATTCTTGCAGACTGTGAAGACTGTCCCTGTAGAGAGCGTTCATATACATGATTAGATTCAAGAAATTGAGATGGCGCAACTTGCTCTCTACAGGGCAGTACTTCACGGAAATAGATTTGGCAGTGACCGATACCACCCTGATCTGTGGGGAGAACGGCGCAGGAAAGTCCACTATGTTGGATGCCCTGTGCTTTGTTCTCTTTGGAAAGCCATACCGCAACATCAACTTGCCGCAGTTGGTGAACAGCATCAATCAGAAGGACTCATTAGTTGAGATTGAGTTCTCAATCGGCAAGGATGAATACAAGGTCATCCGTGGACAGGCTCCGAAGGTCTTTGAGGTCTACAAGAACGGTAAGTTGATCGATCAAGATGCAAAGAGCAAGGACTATCAGCGGATGTTTGAGGAGCAGATTCTGCGTATGACCTACAAGTCATTCTGTCAGGTAATTATCCTCGGCTCCGCTAACTATGTCCCATTCATGCGCTTGCCTGCTGCCGAGCGCAGGGCAATCGTGGAAACCATCCTTGACATCAACATCTTCAGCACCATGAACACCCTGCTCAAGGGCAAGGTATCGCAGAGCCGCGACGAACTGACAGAGATCGAAAGCAAGTTGACCGTCATCAAGGAGCGCATTTCCCTGCACAAAAAGTACATGGAAGAGCGAACCAAGGACGAGAATGACTTGGCGCAGAAGTATGAAGACGAGATCAAGGAAGCAGAAGAGAAGGCTGCTGTTCTTGAGGAAGAGATTTCCGTCCTGCGCGAAAAGATTGAACTGCACCTTGGCGAGATTGACGACAATGAGTCGGTTAACAAGACCAAGAACAACCTTGAATCGGTGCAGCGTCAGTTGAACAGCAAGATCAAGAACCTCAACAACAGCGTTGACTTCTACGAGAAGAATGACACTTGCCCGACTTGCACACAGCACATTGAACCCGATTTTCGAGATTCAATGGTAGCCTCATTGAATACGAAGAAGCAGGAGATTGACAAGGCAATTTCAGATATCGGCGCAACGCTCTCCGACACGAACAAGCGAATCGATCAGATTGCTTCTGTCATTCGTGTATTGAAGGTCACGGAAGGAGCGATCCAAGAGCGCAAGTCCGAACTGTCTGGTCACAGGAAGTTTGTCGAGAAGACCAAGCAGAAGTTGAGCGAGTCAAAGACAAGCAAGAAGGATGATACCAAGGAGCAGGAAGCCCTTGCCGCCCTTGCCAAGGAAGAAGAAGAGAATGTGGGTAGCCGCAAGGAGATCGTGGACACGCAGCACTATTACGGCATTGCTTCAACGCTCCTCAAGGATTCGGGCATCAAGAGCCGAATCATCAAACACTACATTCCCATCATCAACAAGGTCATCAACCAATACCTGACGCAGATGGGACTGTTCGTCAATTTCAATCTTGACGAGGAGTTTAATGAGACCATCTTGAGTCGCCACCGCGACACCTTCACCTATGCATCGTTCAGCGAGGGCGAGAAGAAGAAGATTGATTTGGCTCTTCTCTTTGCATGGAGAACGATTGCACAGATGAAGAACTCTGTGTCAACCAATCTCCTGATCTTGGATGAGGTGCTTGACGGAAGCCTTGACGATGCCGCCTGTGAGTCGTTCCTTGACATCCTGAAGGGAATGGATGAAAACACCAATGTGTTTGTAATCAGTCACAAGCCAAAGGAACTGCTAGAAACCAAGTTCAGCAGAATCCTGACTTTCGTCAAGAAGAACAACTTCAGCGGAATTGCAAACAGTAAGGTTTAGAAAACCTTGTTCTGAATCATCGCCTGAATTGCGCTTGCTGTGACCTTGATCATAGCCTTGCGGTATCCCGTTGATTGATGGATGAGGTTGAACAAGCCACCTCCTGCATCAGCAACCTTGTAGTACTGTCCCTTGACCACGCTGCCGTTGTCGGTCTTCTTGTCCTGCTTGGCATAGAGTCTCATTCCTGCCTTGATTGCAGGAGCGGCTTCGTTGATCTCTGCTTCTTCCTTCATACCAAGGAACT